AGAGTATCCAACTTCCGGGATGGCGAGATGGCTCTGCGCTATGCCGCCGCTGGTTTTATGGAGGCGGAAAGCAGCTTTCGCAGGGTTAAAGGATACCGTCAAATCCCGGCCCTTTCTGCTATGCTGGTGGCTGAATGCTCAGACACTTTAGAAGTCAAAACTGCGTAATCCGGCGCTTTCAGATGTTATTTGGAGCATTTCTGCGTTACTCCAATTTCTACGGCGGTTGGGACACTTTCTTATAAATGCGTTACTGACTTTATCTGTTGTTTTAATTGCCTTTTGCGTTGCTCGTAGAGACGTGCGATTACATAGAAAAGAACTGTTATATAGGCAGGCAAATTTAATATCGGTATGGTTAACAGATATTAAATTTGAGGATAGATTATATTATAATGTTGTTATTTCTAATCAGTCCTTACAACCTATATATGATGTTGCAATATCAGTAGGTGTGATTCAAGGATCTGGAGAGCTATTTTATAAAGAAAATGAAAATAATACATTAATACTGACCGTTCCGCATGGTCTTTACAATGTAAAAGTTCCGTATGGTGGAGGCAATATGAATATGCGTTTTGGTGCTTCAATTAGCTTCCGTGATATTAATTATAATTATTGGAGGCGTAATGCAAATGGTATACTATTGAGAACTAAGCATAGCCCATTGGCTGAATTGAATATAAAATTACCTGCTAATTGGGAGGATATTAGTCCACTATATATAGCTGATTAAGCTAATAGCGTTTGCACTAGCTCCAATCTGATAAATTGATATTAAAAGTATGTTATTTTGGGCTGACGTTAATTTGGAACCTCCTACTTTTGACATCAAAATTAGGGTAGATGGGGGTAAATGAAGGATAAAAAGGCAAAATCTATAAATACAGAAAAACATAAAAAGTACCCGCAAACCACTGATTTATCAATGATTTGCGGGTTTTTGCGTACAATTTCTAAATTTTAGAAATGGTGGACGATACAAGACTCGAACCCCACTAAAAGTTAGAGTTTTCAGTATGTTCAGGGTCTTTGCCATCAGAGTTGCCATCAGAGTTGCCATCAAGTGCAGCAAATTGTTTATTGAGTATATCGGCAACACCGTCTCTTTTGCTTTGGCGCAAATGGGTATATATACGTCTAGTAGTTTCTATATCAGCATGCCCCATTAGTTCCATTGCTGTCAATTCGTCGATTCCTGCTTCGTATAAAATTGTCGCATATCCATGTCTAAGCTGATGCGGAGTTACAAGCGGCCGCCACTCTGTGCGAGTGCACTTCTTATTTCCTCGGAGTCTATTGCTGTATGTTTTTTGTTCTGCAAGCCCTACAGCCTTACACCAGTTCAGCCATCTGCTTGATATTTGCGATCTCGTGAGCAATTTGCCATTATCAGAAAAAATATAATCGCTGTCTTTTGCCTTTGCGGGTTTTTTAACGTGAGGTAATAGCCCGTCAAGCAAAATGACTTCTCGCTCTCCGGCTTCACTTTTCGTACTTTTTATTATTGGCGTTCCGTGGAGGTCGACAGCGCGCCGGCAATAAATTTTTTTGTGCTTTATGTCAATATCGCCCCATTGGAGAGCCGCAGCTTCTTCCGTGCGAAAACCAGTATATAACAATAAAAATGGAAACAGCCCATAGGGTTTATCGATATTGTTTTTAACAATTGTTAGCACATCATTTTCCGGTGCCTCTCTGCGTCCACGTGGTAGTCCTCTGGGAACTTGTACGGATTGTGCCGGATTCGTACTTGCGTACCCTTTCACAATAGCAAAGTCAAACACTTGCTTGTAAATTGATTTGGCGGCGGCTGCGTGCTTATAGCTGTACCCCTGTGCTTTTTCGCTTAGCATGATCCGGTTGATCTCGGCTGCTGTAACATCCTGCAAGGCAAAGTCACCATGTCTTACGTCAGCGGCTTCTATATGTGCTTTGTATGTTTTCTGAGTCCCGCGCTCCAACTTTTCAACATGTTCCTTTTGCCACTCGTCGAGAACCTCTCCAAAGGTTTTCTCCTTTGGCTTTTCAAGCTCCTTGAGTTTCCAGTACAGCGCCTCGGGGTCACGGTCGCAGGCACATTTCCGTTTGCCGTCTATATAGTAATATCCTTGGTATCTGCCGTCCTTGCGTAGCGTATATAATTCGGCGTAGTTTATTTTCTTAGCCAAAACTCCCACCACCTTATTGGACGGTTATATGCACCGAACCCATAGGCGTATCCGGCAATTACAGCCGCGACAATTAAAATAATTGAGATTGTTATAGTAAAAAATTTTTTCATATTATCACCTTAAAATAATTATATTACCAATAATATAGACTCACATTCCTGTAGACTTATAATACTCGACTGCTTTTCGCATAAAGTCCTCTGTGATGTCAAACAATTCTGCAAGTTCCCACAGTTCAGTATTACCCTGCTTAACAGCCTTATCAAGCTCATCCTTCGGGACGAGCTTTTTTATTGCCCATCTGTCGGCGCGGTTTTCGTGTTTCTGCTGGACATCGAAGGGCGAGTAAAGGTTATAAAAGCTGCCAGTCTCGCAATGTCCAAGCTCATGGGCGAGCTTTACATTTTCATCCGAAACAGTCCTGAGCTTCCACGGATCAACCGCAACTGCGCATTTGCCGCTGCTTAACCGGATAGAGAGTGACTCTACGCTTTCCATTGAATACCAATCTACATCAATGCCGCGCTCCTCTGCGTAGGCATAAAGATACAAGGGACTCATGAGACTATCCTCTTACTTTTTATTCTTTTTCATCTGGTTAATCTGGTCCATTTTGAATTTTGCGTAATCCCGAACGTCCCTCCACAGCAGTTCTTTTTCCTCCGGCGTTAGGTTTTCATCGCCGCCCCAGAAGGCAGCCTGGAAGTCGTTGGCTGTAATATCTTTATTTTCAGCGGGGGATTTTTCTGTCCCAAGCAGGTAACCAACGGAAACTCCAAAATAAGACGCTATTTTGTCGGCGTTTTTCGCAGAAAGACCGGTTTGTCTCCCCATCTTCAAGTCCGTTAAATTTCCGCGGCTTACTCCTGTTGCTCGGCACATTTCAGTTACGTTTATGCCGCTCTTTTTGCAGAGTTCCTCAATGGTGTTGTAAAGATTGCCCATGATAATGCCCCTTTTATGACACATCTGCTAAATTACTGCAATCCTTAAGATTACTCTTGAATTTTACTGATAACGGTACTATACTTAATGGCGACAACGGAATGCAGTAATTATCTTGGTGGTACGGATATTGTATTACAGAGTTCCGTAACTGTCAATCGCTAGATATTGTGTTACCCGCAAAAAAATAACACATTTGCCCTCCCGCATCTATTGTTATCCCGCGGGTAACACAATTATAGCGACTTTACCACGTAAAGGAGTTGAACAAGGTGACTGAGTACGGGAAACAGATTAAGAAAAGACTAATTGACCTCGACAAAAAGCAGGTTTGGCTTATCGAAGAAGTCCAAAAGAAAACCGGACTGTATTTCGATGATAGCTATCTCAGTAAAATTCTTAACGGCAAGATAGCTACACCGGGCATGTTAGAGGCTATCAATGAAACACTGTGGCCGCAAAAGAATAAGGGAGGTGAGCAGGATGCCGAGAGAGAAAGCGGGGTATAGGGACAACCTTGAATTCCTGAACGGGTTTTTCCCTGACAAGAACATGCTGTCAAGAGCGGACATTATCGAGTTTACCGGGCTTAGCCGCAAGGTCATAGACAAGAACTTCCCCTTCTCGGGGCGGTACATATCAAAGCCGGACTTTGCCCGGATGATAAGTCAGGGGGACTTGCCACGCTGACCTGGATCAAGGGGAGACCCCCGCAAACTCCGCAGAAAGGAGGAATATACGATTAACGAAAATGCCAAATATGCGGAACTCGAGAAAAGAATATCCGCTCTCGAGGTGCAAGCTCAAGAGCGGAATAAAAATTTAAAACTACAAGTAAAACGCATTTGGATATTCTTCGCTGCTGAGAGTGCCTGTACTGCGCTCTTAGCCATCAGAGTTTTCTATATCTCCAGCATCATTCAGCAGCATGCCACTATTATGAAGATCTTCACTGAGAGCCTGAACGGCATTATTCAGATTCTCAACAGCCTTTGTCAGATTAGCGGTCTCCTCTAATTTGTTTTCGTTTTGATCAATGATTATTTCGTTCTGAGCGATTATCCGCTTTTGTTCCTTGTCAGGTAAAAACCCCATCAGAAACGAAAGAAGGGTGATAAGCAAACTAAGTAATGACACGGCTTGCGAAACGGTCAGACTTTGCTTTTCCTTAATAGGTTTATAGAATTCCTCGAGCTCTGACGGTGAATCCTCATTAATGAAAAGCGGATTATCAAAGACAGTTTGTAGATTTTGATAAGTAGCTTCTGATAGCTGCAATAGGCTACTATCAATTATTTGCGGCAATGTCAGTATTTGCTCGTCTATCATACTGATATTTTGTATTGCAGCAGTCAATTACATGGCAAAGTTAATTTAGAAGGGGAGGCAAGTCTAACGAATGGATGAAAATACTGTGTACATATTGGAAAACGACCTTGAAAAAAAGGAAATTACGTTAACGCTTCCGGAAGGACGCAACGAAATAACGCTGTCCGAAAAATGGGCAATTATGCTATTAGAGCAACTTACGAATCATATCCAAGAATGGAGATAACTTCAACAGTTTTGTTCTTCGGAATCTTTTTATACCGCGAATGATTAAGCCATATTTGTAAATTATTTTGAAGTTCTGTTTTGGTTAGTTTCCGATATGCTCTTACACAAAAAGTGAAATTGAGTTCTTCAATTTTCAAGGTTGAAACAATATTTGGAGCTTCCATCATTAAAATCACCTTCTTTCGCCCACATATTACCACCTGTGGCGGGAGGAGGACAACGCAAAAAGAAAGGAGACATGCTGATACGATGATTCAATATGCGAGAAAGCAATCTAGAATTTAGGCTTAGGTAGATCTTCTGGTTTTGGAAGATCATAGAAATATGAATCATCTAGCATGTTGTAGAACGTCAGATACGATTTGAAACGTTCAAGCATGAATTTACGAAGATCGTCTGGATAGCTTTTTATCGAATCTACTAAAGCGCATTGCAGAGAAAGGTCGTATTTCAATTTTTCTATATCCACTTATCGCGCCTCCCTTCATCCATATATTACCATATATAAAGGGAGGGGGCAACGTAAAAGAAAGGAACGAAACAATGCTGACCTGGATCAAGGGCGAGTTCGGGCTTTCGGGCCGGGATGTGCTCAAAGGAATATGGGAGACCGCAGCTTTGGTCTGGCTCTGTACGGGGATCTATTTCCTGTGTACCGCGTTGGTGTAGCTGCAGGAAAGGAGGTTGGCGCGTGAAAAAGCGATACCGGATATGTTCCTGCTGCGGCCGGACATGGAATGTGTCAGGACTGGCCCGAAGCGAGAAAAAGTACATATGCCCGTGGTGTACAAGCAAGCTCAAAATGGGCATAAAAAGAGCCCCTGGGGAGGTGATTACCTCTGCCAAGAGCTAAAGTCTGATTGCCAAACATGAAAATACCACGAAAAAAGAAGAATGTCAATATAAGACGTAATAATTAGTCGAATTAATAAAATTAAGGAGGAACCCCATGAGCATTATTAACATTACATACCGCAAAGACAGCGGCGAATATAGCCTGGGAAGATACAGCTATTACTGCGAGATCCCCGACATCGCAGTCGACGACATCGTTATCGCGCCCACAAGCAAGGGAGACAGAGCCGCCAAGGTCGTGGAGATCAACGTGCCCGAAAGCAGGATAGACGAGCGTATCATGCCCCGGCTTAAGACCATCACCCAGAGGGAGGCTCCGGATGAAAATAATTGAACTTGAGCTGACCAATTTTAAGGGCATTCGGTCGCTGGTACTTAAATTCGATGGCAAAGACGCCAGGATCATCGGTCAGAACGCCACGGGCAAGACGACAGTAATGGATGCCTTCATCTGGGTAATTACCGGAAAAGACCACCTGGGGCGCTCCGATCTAAACTTCAATATTAAGACGCTGGACGAATCCGGGGCCGCAATTCCGATGCTAGAGCATACCGTACGGGCGGTGCTTGAGCACAACGGAACAACGTTTGAGCTTATTCGCTGCTTTCATGAGGTCTGGCAGAAAAAGACCGGCACCAATGTCCAGACCTTCAATGGCCATAGGACCGAATACTGCATTGATGGCGTCCCAAAGTCTGAAAAAGAGTACACCGCTTTTATTGAGCGGATAGCCCCTATAAAGCTTGTCTGCTTGCTCACCATGACTGGCTATTTCAACGAGCAAATTAAGGCTGACGAACGCCGCAAGATGCTTTTGGATATGTGCGGTGATGTAGATGAGAGCTCGATTCTTACCCTGCCAGAATTTGCCGAGCTTGCGCCGCATATCACAAAACTGGTCTCAGTTGCCGACGTCAAAAAAGCTAAGGCTGCGCAGAAAACCAAGATCAACGATGAGATCAAATCCATTCCGGCAGCCATCAATGCACATATGCAGTACCTGAACACAGAGGGGCTCAGATCTAAATCCGAACAGACAGCTGTTGACAAGCTCACAAAGGAAATTGAGGATCTCAGCACTCAGTTTTTTGCCCTTGGCAACGGAGAGACATTATCACAGCTTCGCAAAGAGCTGGCGGAGCTAGAGACAGAGCAGGTCAAGCACAACAGCCAAAACAATCAGGCGAGAGAAGCAGCTGCGGCCGACCTGAGGACCAAGCTCTCCGAGACCCAGCGTGCAGCTTTTAAGATCACACAGAGCATTGCCGAGACTGAGCGGCACATTCTTACCTGCAAGGATAATTTGGCCGCTTTGGAAAAAGCGCGGCAGGAACACTTAGACCGGTATCACACCTTAGCGGATCAGGAGTTCACCGGGGATACCGTTTGCCCGACCTGCGGACAGGCCTTACCCGAGGAAAAGGTAAAAGCCACTATTGAGCAGTTCAACGAGAACAAGGCAAATGAGCTCGAAGCGATTGTTGACAAAGGCAAAAAGCTCGCGGCACAAATCGAGGGAGTGCACAACGATATTGCATCATCAGGGGAAGCGCTCGCGGATCTCAGAAAAGATAAGGATAAACTGGATTCTGTGATTGCATCCATTGATGCAGAAATAGCCGAAAAAATGAGCGCTCCGGCCACTCCCTTTGATATGTCAAAAATCGATGCCAAGAGAGCTGAGATTGAAAGTCTGATGCATTCTTCAGACGGTAAGAAAGCCGAGATTAACGCTAAGATCATCCGGCTTAAAGAGGAAAAGGCCGAACATGGGCGCAATCTCCTGAGAATTCAAAATGCCGAGAACGCGGCGCGCGAGATTGAAAAGCTAAAGGCCCGGGAAAAAGAGCTGGCTGCTGCCTTTGAGGAATGCGAGAAGCTAATTGCCCTCTGTGATGAATTTACTAACTCAAAAGTCAAGATGTTGGACGACCATATATCCGGAGCGTTCCGCACTGCTAAATTCAAACTCACAGAGACGCTTGTAAATGGCGGTGTGAAAGAGGTCTGTGAGACGCTTATTGATGGTGTGCCTTACAGCGCGGCGAACAATGCGGCGCGTATAAACATTGGTCTCGACATCATTGAAGCTTTCTCGGTTCGTTATGGTATCACGCTGCCGGTCTTTGTAGACAACGCCGAGTCTGTCTGCTGGCTTTACCCGATGGATGCCGGTACTGAAAAGCCGCAGATTATACAGCTTATAGTTCCGACTCCATTTGAGGGACTCCCACAGGATTTGCAGAGCTACCTCATTGATCGCTACGGCTCCGAAGAAGAGGCCGCAAGGGAGTATGAGGCACCAAATATGAAGCTCCGTCTGGAGACTCTGTAAAACAACACAAGGAAAGGAATTTAGATATGTCAAACGAGAACATGAAACAAGAGCAGACCCTAACGGAAGTACAGCCCTCTGCGAGCGTACGTTTCACTGAAAAGGTGCTTGCCGAATTCGGCAGCGACGTGGGCGACATTGCGCTGACAAACTCTCAGCGCCGGCTTGCACAGAATTACTTTATCGCTATCGACTCCGCGCTGCGTACAGCTGAAGAAAAGCGCTTGAAAAAGAAATTCAACAAGGATCCGCTGCCTGTGACCTGGGCAAATGTAAACATGAATTTGCTTGCCCGCAGCGTTGTTGCGAAGGCCCGCATTGGCCTTGACCCCGCACAAAAAAACCACATCTCAATGATGCCGTTCAAAAACAACGCCCTGAAGATGTACGACGTTGTTTTCATTGATGGGTACCGGGGTATAGAAATGACCGCGAAGAAGTACGGGCAGGATATCCCTGATGCGGTGATTGTTGAGCTCGTCTATACAAACGACCATTTCAAGTCACATAAAAAGAGCCTCGACAATCCGGTCGAGAGCTACGAATTTGAAATTGTTGACGACTTCGACCGCGGCGAAGTCAAGGGCGGATTTTATTATCACGCCTATAAGGATAATCCGGAGAAAAATAAACTGGTTGTTATGTCTTTAAAGGATATTCTCAAGCGCAAACCTGAATATGCCAGCCCTGAGTTTTGGGGCGGTGAAAAGGATGTTTGGGAAGACGGGAAAAAGACCGGTACGGTGCATGTCGAAGGCTGGTTTGAGAAGATGTGCTACAAGACCGTGTACCGTGCCGCTTATAGCGACATCACGATAGACAGTCAGAAAATCGACCAGAATTACCTTGAGCTCAAGCAACTTGAGGACAGCTACCACGAGGCTGCCGTGATGGAAGAAATTGAGGAAAATGCCAACGGATCAGCGATTGATGTTGACTATTCCGAGATGTCGGATATAGACCCTGACACCGGGGAGATTATGGATGAAGAACAACCACCGGAACCGAATGTAAACGCCAAGCAGGAAGCCTCGGGAATAGAGCCGGAGAACCAAGAAAGTGGCGGTCAGACAGCTTTGTTTGATGCGGAACCCGCTAAGAATAAGCGTGGTAAAAAAGACCCGTTTTAAGCTATGGAATTTCAAACAATCGCGTCCGGCTCAACCGGCAACTGTTACATACTCAGCTCCGGCGGCTCAATGCTCATAATCGAGTGCGGGATCCCTGTAAGTAAAATCAAAGATGGCTGCAATTATAGGCTCCACGAAATGCAGGCGTGCTTAATCACTCATGAGCACAAAGACCACTGCAAGGCCGCACAAGACGTTCTAGCGGCGGGGGTGGACATATACTGCTCACAGGGTACGGCGCAAGCCTGCGGGCTCACAGGACATCACGTCCGCATAATTAAGGCGCTTGAGCAGTTTCATGTAGGACCGTGGCTGATTCTGCCGTTTGATGTTCAGCATGACGCAGCGGAGCCAATGGGGTTCCTTGTATTTGACGGCGAGGAAAAGCTGCTCTTTGCCACAGACACGTACTACCTCAGATACACATTTCTGGGGCTGACCAAGATTGCACTTGAGTGCAACTACTCGCTTGACACCTTGGACGAAAATATCTCATCTGGATATGTTGAAGCGTCTCGCCGATCCCGCCTGCTTGCATCTCATATGAGCCTGGAGCAGTGCAAGAGGACGCTTGAGGCAAACGACCTGAGAAAAGTCCGGCAGATCTATCTGCTGCACTTGTCGGCAAACAATGCCGACGCTCCCCGTTTCAAGCGAGAGGTACAGCGGCTGACAGGCAAAGAGGTTTATATTGCCGCAGTAGAGCATGTCAAGGAGGAAACATGTTAAACCACATAGTACTTATGGGACGTCTCGTTCGAGATCCTGAGCTCCGTTACACGCAGTCCGATATCCCTGTTGCATCCTTCACTCTTGCTGTCGACCGTGACTACAAGGGAGAGAACGGCGATACGCAGACGGACTTCATCGACTGTGTCGCATGGCGGCAGACCGGTGAATTTGTGTCCAAATACTTTTCCAAGGGCAGCATGGCCGTTGTCAGCGGCCGCCTGCAACTCCGCGACTGGCAGGACAAGGAAGGTAACAAGCGCAGAAACGCAGAGGTCATCGTAGGTAATATTTATTTCGGCAGCAGTAAGAAACGCGATAGTGACGCCAGCGCCGAAGGATCGGCGCCGGACTATACGGGTGGAGGCTCTGCCTTTAGAGAGCTCAGTGACAGCGACGGCGATCTGCCGTTCTAACAATGATTGGAGGTATAAGGCATGAATTATTTTACTCCCTTTAAGTCTGTTAAAAACAAGCTTGATGAGCTGCTTGCCGGCTATATGTTAGTCGCCACTTGGCGGGAACTGGACTACCCGCTGAAGCTTGTTATTTCCCCTGATGCGTCCCCTGAGGCACAGATGTCACTTCTCGGCGATGAGGAAGGCTCAATCTCCCCAAATGCAAGGCTCTGTTACACCTTTAGCCTTGACGATATCAACGTAGAGCTGGATGGACGCCTGGCGGTCCCTGAGAGCCTCATGAGTAAAATCATGGGCTATGCGAAGAAGATGCACCATCTGTGGCTGGAGGGCTTCTTTGCCGCCGTGAAAAACGGGGATTATGAAGATCTGGAGTCCCTCGATGATGGCGATAGCGGAGAGCCTGACGAGGCTTATACATCAGGCGAAAACAATGACTTTGACGAGTTTTACTCCGATGAGCCCGGATCGCCTGAACCAGATGGACAGTAACCTACTTTTGACTGAGATGGGGGCGGTACTCCTGCCCCCTATGTACAGATTGGAGGACAGAAGTGGCAGAGCCAACGACGTTTATAAAACTCGACAGGAACATCCTTAGTTGGCGTTGGTATGGGGATATGAATACGTTTAAGCTCTTTATCCACCTGCTTCTGAAAGCCAATTTTGAAGACAGGGAATGGCAAAATAAAATCATTCTCAGGGGCGAATTGGTAACAAGTATAAGCCGTTTATCCGAAGAAACAGGTTTGACAGTTAAGCAGGTGAGGACAGCCCTAAACCACCTAAAAGGGACAAACGAAGTGGCAAGCCGTTCAACCGCTCAATACACTGTAATTACTATACTTAATTACGAAAAGTATCAGGGCGGGGCAAGCCAAACGGCAAACGAAGGGCAAACTGAGGGCAAACAAAGGGCAAACGAAGGGCAACAACTAAAGAAGTATAAGAAATATAATAATAATAATAAATACAAAGAAGAAAGTAATAAAGAAGAAAGTACGGACGCTGAGCGTCCTGCCCCACGCCCTGATGTGCCGTATGAAAAAATCATAGAGCTGTACAACGACAAGTGCCCAATGCTGCCATCCTGCAGGACGATTTCAGAAGCGCGAAAGAAAGCTATCCGGGCCAGGATAGCATCGGGGCACTCAGTGGAGGATTTCGCGTTGCTCTTTGACAAGACCGCAGAAAGCAGTTTTCTCAAGGGGGCTAACAACCGGAACTGGAGGGCGACGTTCGATTGGCTTGTCAAGGACAGCAACATGGCGAAGGTCCTGGATGGGAACTATGACGACCACAAGGGCGTGAGCCCTCAGCGAAAAGATGATCTTGATTTTATACCAGACTGAAGGGAGAGCGTATCATGAACGCCATCAACAAAGCGATAGATAGCATTATAGCGGCGGCACCCCCGATTGAGCCGGAGGACTACATTGGGCCAGACGGCCTCTTATACTGCGGCAAGTGCCACACACCGCGCCAGTACCGCCTTAATAATCTCGGGGATATGCGGGTCGTTCCTGTCCTCTGCAAGTGCCAAATGGCGGCAGAGGAAGCCGAGAGGCAAGAGGCAGAGCGCAGACGGTTTGAGAAGAGAGTTGACAGGCTTAGGCGGAACGGGCTTCCGGAACCGGAGAGCAGATACAGCAATTTTGACGCTGATGATCAGAGCAATCCAAAAGTCTCAACCGCCGTTAAAAAATATGCGGATGAATTTGATGCTTTTTCCAAAATAAACATGGGGCTGCTGCTGTATGGACCGGTGGGGACCGGAAAGACATTCTATGCTGCATGCATCGCAAATGCGCTTATTGACCGCGGCATCCCTGTACTCATGACGAACTTCACGCGGATCATCAACACGATGCAAGGCTTGTTCGAGGGCAGGCAGGATTACATAGACAGCTTGAACGATTATAAGCTGCTGATCATCGACGACCTGGGGGTTGAGCGCGAGAGCGAGTACATGCAGGAGCAGGTTTACAACATCATCAACGCCCGGTATGAATCCCGCAAGCCGCTGATTGTTACAACCAATATTTCGATGGATGAAATAAAAAATCCCAAAGACGCCCAGCGGCATCGGATATACGACCGAGTGCTTGAGATCTGCTTCCCGGTCAAGGTTGATGGAGAGAGCCGGCGGCGAGAGAATGTCAAAAAAACTTACGATGAGCGCCGGAAGCTTCTCGGGCTGTGAGGTGGCTGCATATGGCAGAGATAAAATACACCGTCAAGCTCCCGCCGATTACGAAGAAGAACAGCCAGCAGATATTGACCAACAGGAAAACCGGCAGGCCGTTTATAGCTCCGTCGAAGCAATACAGGGAATACGAGAGGAACGCCTTTTGGTTTCTGAGACCCCGTCCGCCGCGCCCGATCGACTGCGAGTGCAATGTCAAGTGTCTGTTCTATCTTCCGACAAAAAGAAAAACCGACCTGACGAACCTTCTTGAGGCAATAGACGACATCCTGGTTGCCTCCGGCATACTGGCCGATGACAACTACAGCATCGTAGCTTCTCACGATGGCAGCCGGTGCTTGTATGATAAGGCCAACCCTCGAACGGAGATCACAATTACAAGGCTGCCGAGCAATATCCAGACAAGCCTTTTCACATAGGGAGGTAAGACATGAAAACAGTTACATACATCGTTGCCCTGATATCGTTAATTCTGCTGATTGTACTTTTGCTTATAGCCGGTGAAGCCAGCGCTGCGGACTATGTCCCCGATATCGACTACATGGCCATAATGGCAGCCACGGCGGCTGTGGGTGATGCCGATTGTGGGCATCAGGCAGAAGAGTTTCGGAATGCCAAAATTGATGGGCTCGGGCTGGACTACAAGAAGGTTTCATGGGACAATCTATATCTGCTAGGTAAAATTATTTACGCAGAAGCCGGATCTGACTGGCTATCTGATGACTGGAAAATGAGCGTTGGCGAGGTTGTACTGAACCGTGTTGCATCGCCCGGATTTCCCAACACAATTTCAGGGGTCGTATACCAACCGGGGCAGTACTACGGCACACAAAGCAAGTTCTTTGAGAATCTGCACCCAGACGCCCGATGCGTCAGAATGGCGTTAAGGCTGCTGGAAGGCGAGAGGATACTGAATGATTCGTCCGTTGTATACCAGGCTAATTTCAAGCAGGGTCGAGGAACACACACGGCGATGTATGACCGTTATCTCGGCTGGACGTATTTCTGCTTTGGGTAGGCAAAAAGATAGCTGATACCGGAAAATAAAACGAACTTTAAGGAGGAAAAAAACATGCCAGCAACTGGAATAATCAGAAACATAGACAATCTTGGGAGGCTTGTGATCCCGAAAGAACTCCGAAGAAAATTTGGAATTAAAGACGGCGATCCTGTTGAAATTTTTACAGATTGCAACAGTATTATCCTCCGCAGATATTATGCGGCAGGCAGTATTAAGGAAATTGTTGATCGCCTGCAGGCCGAGCTTCAAGAAGCCGAAGAACTTGAAAACAGGGAAAAAGCGATTGAGCTGACGGACGAGCTGTTGGCGCTCCTGCAGGGGAAAAAGTAAAAAGTGAAGGCATCTTACCGTTCTGAACCGGGATAAACCAAGAACTTTCCCGGCGATAAGATGCCTTCTGGTTGCAGGACTATGGTCCCGATTGCCCTGCAGCCATAACGATAATATATCACAAATCGGAATAAATAACCGAAAGGAGCCATGAAAATGGTTTAGGGGCTGGCTATAAGATTCGTAGCTGGAGCTTCCCGACACACTGGAGAAAGGGGTATGGGTAAAATGATTGGGCGGCAGTATGACTATTATTACGCGGTATGCGATATCTGCAATGAGGTGATTGGGCCTTGCGGAAGCTGGGATGATGCCAAAGAGCAGATGAAGGAAGAAGGATGGCGGTTCTTATGGAACGATCGCAAGGAATGGCAGCATTTTTGCCCAATTTGCAAAAACATAAAATAGGGAGGTGCACAATGTGAGACTGCAACTTGATTATGATCCCGGGGATCGCGTGTATTACGCTAAGAAGCTGCGGTTGGGCGCAGAGGTGCGGTCGGGGCTCTGCACAGAGATAATCGTAAGAAGAGACGGGGCTTTTGCCCGCATCGAAAATCATGGGCTCGCTCCTGTGGATGCGGTCTTCTCCAATTTTGAGCGGGCCCAGGCAGCATGCCAGGCCTACAACGGCAAATTACAGAGGAGCGGCACATGCTGATTATTACTATTCGAGTCGATGCTCCTTCCGGGCAGGCATCGGGGGTTAAGGAGTCCCTTGCCACTTATTTGGAGCAGTTCGGGGATGCCAGGGTTGTGTCGGTCGTCGAGAAAGAGCCGGAGCAGCTCCGGATGGATGGAGCAAAGTAATTGCCGGGGTTATGGAGAGGGGACGCAGTGTGTTGGTACATATGAAGTCTGTGCAACCAGTTATAGCACGACATGTTTTTGCTAAAAAAGATAGCAAAAAGCCGCCCTATTTAGGACGGCTCTTGTGAAAGACTGTTAGTTTAAGCTATACGTACATTGATAGCGCGGAGCTTGCGGGAGTCTTTAGGATCAGGCTCAGTATCAAAAGTAACCTTTTGACCTTCTTCTAAATTCTTTCGTGTATCGGTATCTGAGACTATCGCGGAGAAATGAACAAAAACATCTCCGTCGCCATTGTCGTTCGAAATAAAGCCGAAACCCTTATCTCCATTAAACCATTTTACAGTACCGTTATTCATACAGGTACCTCCTTTATTAGTTATTTCGGCCATATAAAACAAAAACACAGAATCTTGCCAAACGAAATGACAAGAACCTGTGAAGTTAATAATCATACATTCGAAATACTGATTTAGTATACACCATTATGATTAAAAATGCAACTACTATTTTTTGGGGAGGCGGGGGAGCGCTGTATGAGTGAAATGACGAAAGATCGGCTGCTCAAGTATCTGTCCCTACGAATGGAGAACGAGAGCAGAATGGAAAAATTGACGCGGCTCAGAAACAACGCAGAACTGCCGGCAGCAAAAGAGGGCGACGGCTCCAAGCACACAGGATCCAATAAGGGAAAGCTCGAGAACGCCGTAATCAGGTACGCGCAAGAAAAAGACACTTACATGCCGATTATTGAGAGTAACCGCGAAGAGATGCGAATCATTCGAGAGGCTATCAACGCCCTAGAGGACCCTATGGAGCGCGAAGTACTCCGGCTGCGATACATAGACGGCAAAGGATATAGACATATGCCGTGGTCGGATATCGCCACCAAAGTTTATGGTGATGACGATGAAAGCCACCTGATGGCCACATACCGACTGCACGGCAGGGCATTACAAAACATTAAGGGAAAATAAAGAGAAAAAAGCGAGCCTCCAAGACACAGGAGGCTCGCTTAAATGTTTGCAAGGATGCCCTTTTATTATTCTGATGCTAACCGTTTTAGTGTATCACCTGCGGCACGATATACAGTCCAATCCTTCATTGGTTCCGCGCCAAGCGACAGGTAAAAGTCAATGCTCGGCTTATTCCAGTCCAGGCAGGACCATTCCAAACGGCCACAGCCGCGCTCAACTGCAATACCTGCAAGTTTTTTTAATATCGCTTTACCGTATCCCTTGCCTCGGTAGTCCGGAGATACAAACAAATCCTCTAAGTAGATTCCAGGACGCCCCAGAAAAGTTGAAAAGTTGTGAAAGAACAATGCGAACCCAACTTCTCTCCCGTTTTCAACGGCAAAAATTACTTCTGCCTTTTCTTTATCGAAAATCCATTCTTCGAGTAATTCCTCAGTTGCCACTACCTCATCTAGCATTTTTTCATAAGCTGCTAGTTCTTTTATGAAATGAAGTATCAAAGAAATGTCTTTTCTTTCGGCATATCTGAATTCCAGTTGATTATTACTCATTTGTTTAGATCTCCTTGAATCGTAATTCCGGTTTTGTTGGATTATATAAAATAGTTGGCACTTGCGGTAGTGAATGTTGCGTTATCGATGTAATGGGATGATGGGCAACTGCAGGGTATAAACATAATTGGCAACTTGCATTAATACCCGTCATGTAAAGTTTGCTCATTTAGCAAAGTAACATAAATCTACTTGTACCCCACCAGTCTGGGATCAATTCTTTTAATAGAACTATTTTTTCGGTTTCAGCATCAATTAAAATCTGAATATTAGGGCTATCCTTATCAAGTTGCATTAAATATTCACGACAGGCTCCACACGGAGAAACTACGCTACCATCACTCATTACACAAACTAATTTGATGATTCTACTTTCGCCATTTGTTATCATATTAGCAATGGCGTTTCTTTCGGCGCACATTCCCAAGGTACATGCTGTATCAATACACACTCCGGTATAAACATTTTCGTCTGCAGTAAGGATTGCAGCAGCGACTCCACCTACGTCAATAAATGGCGATATTGTGCGTGGGTTTAACTTCTCCTTTGCTATATTATATAGTTCTCTCCATTCCATAAAGTTCTTCCTCCAAAAATGTATATTCGTAGATTATATATAGTTAAACGAACTACGAGTTATTGCTAAACTGTGAATTTACTTATCCCCAACAAATATTGGTTAATTATACCAATGTTATGCCGAAATAACAAGGTTTTAATATCTTAAAGTTTGTTTAATATGGCAATCAGAGGCGGCACCTCATAATTTTTGTTAGTAAATGTTAGCTAATGTTAGTAAATGTTAGTGAATGTAAGTAAACTTGTGTGGTAGTATACAAGCATCGGAGCAGTATACGAGCGGCCGTCAGAGAGAAATCTCCGGCGGCTGTTCTGTTATTCACAACAGAGAAGGAGGCGGTATCTATATGGCTGTGGTCGCTCAGATCAAAGACTACGATGCAATAAAGAAGCAGCTCGAGGATATGAAGAAAGCACCCCGGTCTGTACTTGAACGCACTATGGGGGATGCCAAGAAGCGTATCCCGCCTTGGGTAGCTGCCGAAGTCTCTAAGCAGTACGGAATAAAGAAGGCTGAAGTCGGAAACGGTTTGGCCGGTAATGTCAAAGTCGAGGGCAACAGCATAGAGACTTTGAAACTGATCTACACTGGCCGAGTCCTCACGCCTACCCATTTCGGCATGTCACCAAAAGTTCCGGGCAAGAACTCTTATACACTTAAGGCTCAGATCATAAGAGGGGAGCGCTCAACGCTTGGTAAGGTCAAGAAGCTATCAAAGGCACAGAGGGCAGAGCTGGCCAAAAACTTTAGGCGAGAGGGCGCGCACAATAGCAGCCACTCGCCAATCATGCTTATGCCTACTGGCGCAACGTATATTCCCTTCCAGCGTAAGAGCCCGTACCGAAGTGATGTGGAAGCTATCAAGACTTTATCCGTTCCGCAGATGGTAAGCAGTGACCGGGTAGCTCCCGGTATAACCAAGGCAATCAATGAGGGATTGCAGAAGCGCCTTGACCATCACATGGAAAGGCTCATGTGTAAGTGATGAGGGGGACAAAATGGTAACAACTTATTCACGTGGACATAAAACATATTATGATGGCAGGGAATGGCGCTATATGGATACGAATGAGATCGACGATGGTAAATGTCCTTGTACGCGATGCGGACGATTACCGACAGCCGAAGGGTATGACGCTTGCCTTGGATACATACCAGGAGCAACAAGCGCATGCTGCGGACATGGCGTTGAATCGCCGTATGTTGTCTATGAGGATGAAGGTAGGGAGTAGGCCCCAACATTTTCCCTCGCGCGCACGCACGCGCACGCACGCGCACGCGCAAGATATTACTTATATCTATATAATATGGGTTAAGAGTAATATATATCTATAATATATGCTTAATTATAGAGAGGATAAGTATAGGGCGGATGAGTCGACGAACAAAGCCACACGTTCACCCGTAAGCGCGCCTAAGGTTGACGGAGTATAACTTACGCTCTAAGCATATAAAAGTCTCTTGTGGCGCATCCTGTGCGCTCGTAGGTACTTCCAGAGAATAAGATTGTCCTGTGGTGCTGGCGAGCCCAGAAGCTCGCTAGTTTTTGATTTTGAAAATTTGACCATTTCGTTGCGTGAAAAGCAGATTTTGAGGAATCTGCACATTAGGCCGAAATGCAATCAAAGCTGACTCTGCTATTTGCGCGGAGCTTCAGCTTTTTTGTTTTAGATAAAAAGAGAAGGGCGGTTTTTAAAACGGTTAACGAAGCTGGGGAAAAAATAGAGATCCCCATTTACTGTGCGCACGATAAGCTCGTGGAAATTGAGGAGATCAAACCGAATCCGAAAAACCCCAACCAGCACCCTCAGGAACAGGTTGAACTCCTGGCGCACATTATCAGGGAGCAGGGGTGGAGGGCTCCGGTCACAGTATCGACTTTATCGGGCTATGTTGTTCGCGGCCACGGCCGCCTGCTGGCGGCTAAGCTCCTTGGATGTACTCATGTGCCTGTAGACTATCAGGAATATAAAGACGAGGCTGAGGAGCTTGCAGATCTCGTTGCAGATAACCGGCTTGCCGAGCTTGCCGACATGGACTCAATTATGCTCGCTCAAATTTTCAAGGAGCTGGAGCTGTCTGCTTTGGATATGGACCTGACGGGGTATGCCGAGGAGGACAGGGACGAAATAATGCAGGCGCTCTTAGCCGAGGAACTCAATCTGGAGGAAGCCGACAAAAACATACCGAAGGTAACAGAAACTTCGGTGACACGCCCCGGTGATATTTGGATCCTTGGCAAGCATCGCCTTATTTGCGGCGACAGCACGAAAGCCGCTACATATTCGAAGCTGATGCAGAATGAGCTTGCCCAGCTGATTATTACCGACCCGCCTTACAACGTGGATTATGAGGGCGCTGCCGGCAAGATTATGAATGACAGTATGGACAGCACAGCGTTTCGGGCTTTCCTTCACGATATGTACACCTCTGCCGCAGCAGTCACAAAGAATGGAGCTGCAGCTTATATATTCCATGCCGACGGTGAGGGCGTGGCGTTTCGTGAGGAATTTACAAACGCCGGCTTCCAGCTTAAGCAGTGCCTTATCTGGGTTAAGAACTCTTTTGTACTAGGCCGACAGGATTACCAGTGGCGACATGAGCCTATATTGTACGGATGGAAAGGCGGGGCAGCGCATTACTTTACCGAGTCAAGGAACTTGTCCACCGTCATGGACGAAAGCGGAAGACCAGAGTTTGATAATATGACCCGGGAGGAGCTTATGGAGCTGCTCAACATAATCTACGACTCTGTCGATTCGGAGGAGACCACAGTCCTTTACTGCGACAAGCCTTTGAAAAACGCAGAGCACCCCACTATGAAGCCGACCGCCTTAATTGCGCGGCTTGTGGAAAACAGCAGCCGCGCTGGGTGGATCGTGCTCGACCCCTTCGGCGGATCGGGCTCGACGCTTATAGCGTGTGAGGCAACCGGGAGACGGGGGCGGCTCATTGAGCTTGATCCTCAGTTTTGTGATGTGATTGTCAAAAGATACATGCATGTAACGTGCAAAAGAGATGTGACGCTTGAGCGCGCCGGGAAAAGCATACATGTAGCGGCGACAGGAATACTCGACTAGAAAAGGGGGCCTAACTCGTGGCAGAAGCTCAAAACTTGGTATCAACGCAAGTGATTGCAAAGATTTTCGGTGTTTCAACACGTCGAGTGGAACAATTTAAGACTGAGGGCATTATCAAGGGTGAGGGCAAGCCGACCAAATATGACCTGCTGCCGACCATACAGGCGTACATAAAATATCTGTCTGACAAGGCAAACGGCCGAGAAAAACGGGAGGCGATGGCTGATTTAGAGGAGGCTAAGCTAACCGCAGAGGTAGAGATCAAAAAAGCCAAGGCCGAGGCGGCAAAGCTTGAGCTCGCCGAACTTCGGGGAAAAATGCATAGAGCGGAGGACGTGGAAGCAATCATGACAGACCACGTCCTTTTCTTACGCTCAATGCTGACGGCAATGCCCGGTAAGCTGGCGGTCGATCTATCTAAGCTGCACACAGCATCTGAGATGGCGGAGCGGGTGAAAAAGGAAGTCTATTATATTCTGAACAACCTTGCAGATTATCGCTATGACCCTGAGGTTTATAAAAAGCGCGTGATGGAGCGCCAGGGATGGGATAGCCAGCACGGGGATGATATGGATGACTAAAAAGAGACGAAAGTTCCGCAGCGTGGATCTGACGGCCTCTCGTGCCTTTGCGAACTACAGGCCGCCGGAGGATCTGACCGTCTCGGAGTGGGCGGCAAAACACCGCGTACTCTCGCGTGAGAGCAGCGCCGAGGCCGGGCCCTGGCGCAACGAGCGTACACCATATATGGTCGAGGTCATGGACTCGTTTACGGATCCGAAGATCAGAGAAATAGCTCTTGTGGCCATGTCGCAGTCGGCGAAGTCCGAAGGCGAACTAAACATGATCGGGTACATTATCGACCAGGACCCCGGTTCCACGCTCTATATTCAGCCTACAATTGACGATGCCAAGAAGTTTTCAAAACTCCGTATTGCACCGATGATCCGTGATTGTCCTCGGCTCCGCGTAAAGGTTGCTGAAATCAAGAGCCGTGATGCTAATAACACAGTCCTGCAGAAGTCTTTTCCAGGCGGCATGCTGACGATGGTCGGCTCTCAGAGCGCTTCCGCACTCGCATCCACTCCCGCCCGCTATGTTATAGGCGATGAGGTCGATCGCTGGGCTCAATCGGCAGGGACCGAAGGTGACCCCTGGTCTCTGGCAATTGCGAGAACGACCACCTTCTACAATGCAAAGATGGTGGCTGTCTCTACGCCGACGATCAAGGGATTCAGCAAGATAGAGAGCCTGTTTTATGGTGGTACACAAGAATACTGGTGCCACCAATGCCCCGATTGCGGAGCATGGCACCACATTGTTATTGATAATATTAAGATAGATTTTGAGACCATTAAAAAGGGCAAACGAAAGAGCTATATTGTAAAGTCGGTGCACTGGTGCTGCCCATCGTGTGCATGTGTCCATACAGAAGAGGAGATGCGGGCGCAGCCGGCGAAGTGGATAGCCGAGAACCCCGACGCAATAAGCAGAGGCAGGAGATCATTCTGGATAAGTGCTTTTGCTTCACCGTGGCGCTCTTGGGAAGAGATTGCGCACTTGTTTCTTGATGCCCAGGGCGATCCGGAAAAGTTGAAAGTTATTTATAACACCATCCTCGGTGAGCTCTGGGAAGACCGAGGCGACGTTGAAGACGAGGACACAATAATGAGTCGCCGTGAGGTATACGGCAACAGGGCAGACGGTTCTCCGATTGAATTGCCGGATGGCGTCCTGGTACTTACCTGCGGTGTCGATACGCAGGACGACCGCCTGGAGTATGAGGTGGTCGGGCATGGCCATTATGGAGAGACATGGGGTATTAAAAAGGGCGTTATCATGGGCGACCCAAACGATGATGAACCGTGGCAGCGTTTAGATGATGTCATTGACCATGTTTACAAATTTGAGAACGGGCGCGGTCTGATGATCTCAATAACTTGCGTTGACTCAGGCGGCCATAAAACACAGTCCGTGTATAAGCATTGCCGGGAACGAATGAATCGCCGGGTGTTCGCTATTAAGGGCGTAGGCGGTGACGGAGTACCATTCACCAAACCGCCCAACAAGGTGAAAATAGTCGTAAACGGTAAGGCAATCGGACAGACCTGGCTCTACTCAATCGGTGTAGATGCCGGTAAGGCTACAATAATGAACAACTTAAAGGTACAGGAGGCAGGCGTAAAGTTCTGCCATTTTCCAAAAGATGAAGGGCGAGGCTATGATATGGCCTATTTCAATGGACTGCTGTCAGAAAAACTTGTCATGAAAACCGAGCGCGGCCGTACCCGATGGGCTTGGGAAAAGCTGCAGGGACATGAGCGCAACGAGGCGTTGGATTGCCGAAACTACGCTCTGGCCGCGTTCCGTATTATTGACCCTGATTTAGATGCGGTGGAGCGACGTCTGAAGGAGATAGACGGCAAAGCTGTACAACAAGCGCAAGTAAAAAAGCGCGGCGTTGTAAAACGCCGGGCAGAAGCGGACGATTGGTAAGGAGAAAAAATATGGCAAGTATAAACACTTTGAAGCAGCGTCTGGAAACTAAAAAGAAGGCGCTGGAAGAGGCCAATGCAGCCTACTTGGCTTTGCTTTCAGGCGGCGTTAGATCCTATGGTATTGGCAGCCGTAATCTAACTAAATTAGACCTGCCCCAGCTAGAAGATACAATCTCTAAACTGGAAAAGGAGATTGATTATCTGGAAATAGAGATAGACGGCGGCAAGCGCAGAAAAGCTGTGGGGACAATTCCACGCGATTGGTAATGGTTGAACACCCAAGAGGGGTTCAATAATAAACCGGCAAAGGGGCGGGGCGGAGGTTTCTTCCTCCTTCCTCCGTCCCGCCCTGTCGGAATTTATTGCCGAAAGGAGGAGGCAAATGCAGATAGCACATAAATGCGTCCCAACACCAATTAACAAAGGCTATTCTGAGGGCGGAGCAAGCTACAGAAAGAAGTCCTTAAAAGGCTTTAAAGTTTCAAGCGGCAGCCCCGCTGAAGATATTGATGCAAACAACTACACACTCCGGCAGCGCTCTCGTATCCTGTACATGAATGCTCCTGTTGCCACGGCGGCATTAAAACGGCAAAGGACAAATGTAGTCGGAGCGGGGTTAAAACTCAAAAGCACCATCGACCGCGACATACTAGGTATGTCACAGGAAGAGGCGACAAATTGGCAGCGGCACACACAAGCAGAATTTGAACTATGGGCAATGAATAAGAGAGCCTGTGATGCGACCGGGGTCAATAACTTCTACGGTATGCAGCAGCTCGCGGCTTTGGCATGGCCAATGAGTGGTGATGTTTTTGCACTCATAAAAAGAGCTGAGATAACAGCACTTTTACCATATTCGCTAAGGCTGCATTTGATTGAGGCGGACCGAGTGAGAACTCCGACATCGATGTCTGGTTCGATGGGCGCCATTCTTAGCAACTTGACCACAGGAAAAGCACAGAACGGTAATACCATTTACGACGGTGTCGAGGTGGATAAAAGCGGTGCTATCGCAGCCTACTGGATTGCGAACACCTATCCGGATCAAATCGGCGGCGCAGCGACTAAATTTGTACGGGTCGAAGCGTATGGAGCTGGCACAGGGTTACCCAACATTCTGCATATTATGGACAGTGAGCGCCCTGAGCAGTATCGGGGCGTTCCTTATTTGGCACAGGCTATTGAACCGTTACTGCAGATGCGGCGGTATACCGAGGCTGAGATAACGGCGGCCATAGTACAGGGCTTCTTTACGGCATTTATTAAAACCAAAGGGGATACGGATGCCATACCCTTTAATGAGGTCGGCGGTGAGGGTATTGAGAGCGCCAGTCATGATCCCAACGAGTACGAACTTGGAGCAGGTACACTGAACATCCTAGAGCCGGGGGAAGATGTAGAATTCGGCAACCCGACACACCCGAGTACCGGTTTCGATATATTCATGAGAGCGCTTTGTGAGCAAGTGGGCGCAGCTCTGGAGATCCCGGCCGATCTGCTGATGATGTCGTTCAATAGTTCTTACTCAGCATCCCGGGCGGCTCTGCTCGAGGCATGGAAAGGCTTCAGAATGCGCCGTGAGTGGCTCACAGACGATTTCTGCCGACCCGTATATGAGATATGGCTAACCGAAGCTGTCGCGCGCGGGCGCATCTCAGCTCCCGGCTTTTTAACTGACCCTGTAATCCGTCAAGCATATCTCAAGAGCGAATGGATTGGACCTTCGCAGGGGCAGCTCGACCCGACCAAGGAGGTCAGCGCGGCTGTGACAGCAATAACAAACGGCCTGTCGACACGCGAGGCAGAAGCTATTAAGCTCAATGGCAGCGAATTTACAGCCAATGTCGACAAACTGTCCATTGAGAACGAGCAGTTGCGTGAAGCTAATAGCGATATGGGTTCAACAAACAGCACAGCAGATGCTTTCACAGATGCAATTACCAACTACATCAACATCACAATAGAGGAGGCTATGGACGATTATGAGCAAAAAAACAACACCAGCAATGGCCGGCCTTTCGGCAGGCATTAAACCCTATAACATTGCCAGCGTAGGTGAAAACGACGTTGAAATCAGCCTATATGGAGAGGTGGTATCTACTCGCCCTGTTGATTGGTGGACGGGAAACCCTATCCCCGGCAACTTCATTGCTCTTGATGAGTTTCTCAAAGACCTGGACGAACTGGGTACAAAGGATAACATAACAGTTCACATCAACAGTGTCGGCGGTGACCTGTATGCCGGCATAGCCATTTATAACCGCCTTAAGGGTCTGGGCGCGAACATCATAACCATTAACGATGGCCTTGCCGCTTCCGCAGGCTCAATCATCTTCATGTCCGGTAATGAGCGCAGGGTAAACTCAGGCAGCAACCTCATGATTCATGGGGCGGCTGGCTTCATGTGCGGATATTACCAGATGCAGGACCTTCAGACGGCAGCTAAACAGCTCGAAGCCCACAACCGAGCAGGAATAAACATCTACGTTGAAACCACAGGCAGAACGGAAAAAGAAATCAAGAGCATGGTTACTGAAGAAACGTGGATGACGGGACAGGAAGCCGTCGACGAGGGCTTTGCAACAGAGGTCATAAACGAAGCGGCAGAGCCGGTAGAAATGAGTCTTGCACCCGACAAATCTACAATAATTGTCAACGGATATCCTGTCGCCGCTCGTTGCCTTGGCAGTATCCCACAGGATATTCCCGTAATGACAACTGAAGAATGGGAATCCATAGGGAAAACCAATCCTACCAATATGCAACCTGCGCCGCAGGATAGCATAAATAAAAAAACTATTTCAGGAGGTTCAGACAACATGGAAATCAAAAACGTGGACGAGCTTAGAGCCGCCTTCCCTGACCTTTTGGCGCAGGTTGAAGCTGCGGCAAAGTCCGAGGGTGTATCCGAAGGCGTAAATGATGAGCGTGCTCGCATAAAGAGCATAGAGGAAATCGAGGCCGCCATTGGCGATTCTGAACTCATCAATAGCGCAAAATATGGTGAGAAGCCCATGACCGCAGAGCAGCTATCTTTTGCAGCCATGAAAGCACAGGCGGCAATCGGAGCAACGGTCATTGAGAAGCTAGACAATGATGCAAAGAAAAGCGGAGCATCTAAAGTTGAGCCTACACCCAATGGTCCTGTTGATAAGACCGAAGATGAAAAGGCAGAAGAGCTATTGCTGAATTGCATTGCCAAGCAGAAGGAGGGCAAATAATATGGCTAAGTATTATGAGAAAATTGGGGAAATGACCCCCGATAACTTGATTGTAGGTAACAACATTCCCATTCACACAGCATCCGGAACCGTCAAAGGCAGCCAGGGAAAACTTGTCCGTGGCACCGTGCTTGCCATTTCTGGCGGTACTGGCGGTACTGGAAAGCTCGTTGTCCTCGGCACCGCCGCCGGCACTAACGAAACTCTCACACCTTATGGAGTTCTCTGCGACGAGACCGACGCAACGAGTGCGGACACTGTAGCAGAGATCTATCTGTCCGGGCAGTTCAACAAGGGTGTGCTGGTTGTCAAGGAAGGCTACACCATGACTACTGACGACATTATGGCTCTGCGTAACGGCGGCGTTTACGTTGAGTCAACCGTTAATTAAAAGTGGGAGGTAATCACTTATGAATATTTACAAGACAAAAACCATGCTCGCAGCGATCAAGCAGATGGTGCCTGTTACATCCTTCCTTCGCGATCGCTATTTCCCCACCTCGAGCGGAGATCTGTTTCCCACCGAAGAAGTGCTGATGGAGTATAAGGACGCCACCGGCCGCAAGATGGCTCCGGTTGTCCTTCCTAGAAAGGGTAGCATTTCTGTTGAGCGCACTGGATACAGCACCAACAAGATGGTCCCCCCGCTGGTAGCACCGTCCCGTTCGCTTACTATAGACGATCTGAACAGGAAAGGATTCGGCGAGGACCTTTTCAGTGACCGTACTCCCGAAGACAGGCAGGCGGAGATCCTTCTTGAAGACCTCACCGAGTTTGACGAGATGCATACCAACCGCGAGGAATACATTGCGGCAAAATGCATGTTCAGCAACGGCTATACCCTGCGTCAGTATTCTGACAAATACGGCAGCGGCGAATATGTCGAGTACGAAATGAAGTTCTACAGTGAGCAGACCAACCCCGCAGTCTATACTCCCGGTGTGAAATGGGACGGTGCCGGCTCGGACAAGCTGGCTGACCTTTTCCAGATGATCCGTATGCTCACCACAAAGGGCAACGCCGCGACTGAGGTGCTACTTGGCTCGGATGCCGCCGACGAGTTCCTCGGTGACGCAAAGTTGAAGGAACTTCTTGACCTCAATAATTACCGTATTGGTCAGATCGACCCCATCGAGCTCCCTCAGGGCGCTGCGCGTCTTGGCCGCATCAATGTGAGAGGGCATATGATTGACCTGCTTACATATGACGGTACCTATGAGGACGAGGTCACCGGAGTTATTACCCCCTTTATTCCCGCAAAACAGATCTGTGTAACAGCTCCCGGAGCTGGTCGTGGCCTCTATGGCGCAGTCAGTCAGATTGAGCAGGCCGACGGTCAGTTCCATACCTACATGGGACGCCGTGTTCCTCGTTATTGGGCTGAGAAAAGCGCCCGAGAGATAATCGTTTCAGCACGGCCGCTGTTTATTCCCAAGACCAAGGATCCTTTCATTACGGCAACCGTTCTTGACTAAATTCGAAATCAGGGAGGAACAAAGCATGATAAAGATTGTACAGGGCGTATACGGGCACTACACAGGTAAAAGCGTGGTGCCCAAGGACAAGCACTCTGAGCCTTTTCAGCTCACGCCTGAGCAGGAGAAAAGGCTTGTCGAGCAGGGGGTAGCTGTTTATGTGGACAAACAGCCTGCTGTCAACGGCTCTCCTACAGACAAGATGTCCATCGAGGACATGAGCGCTAAGGAGCTGCGGGATTACGCCAAGTCCCTTGGACTGACCTTTAAGGTTGGTACTAAAAATGCCGAGATGAGGGAGGCTATTAGCAGGTATCTCTCGGAAACCGAGGAAGCAACAGAGCAGACTCCGACCGGAGTGGATGACGAAAGCACGGAAGATACCGAACCTGCGCCCTCTTTTGACCCGACCGAGGCGGTGCAGTAATGAGCAGCTTTAAGGACATGGTCGCGGCAGACCGACACGTGTTCCTTGATGCCGACTTCTTCGGTGAAAAATATCGTGTTGAGGGCAAGGAAATATCCATTGTACTGGATAACTCCGAGCTGAAAATACGACAGGGCGGGCAGGATCTAGCTGTGGCTGAAAGTGCCACACTTTTTTATGCCCGCTCTGAGGACCTTCCCGCCCGCCGTGCTCCGGGGTCAAACCTCAATGTAAACGGTCGGGAGTGCGTAATCGACGACTGGCAAGAGGACGCGGGGGTCACTACGGTGGTTCTGCGGGAAACCATCGCAACTTAAGGAGGCGGCGATATGTCCGTAGTTCATCTTATTGATACGCTGACTGAGTGGGCACAGTCCAATATTTGCGACCATGTAAAGCTAAAAGTTCCGCCGGAAAATTCCGAGGCCACCGACGCAGGGTATGAATATACTCTGGCTACGCCGGTGGCCTTCCCCATGTATGTACCGAGCTCTGAAAAACTACCACCCAACATTCACTCACCGTTTCCGTCGCTATGCGTCCGGTTTCTGACGGGACAGGACGACATGAGTGCTTCTAACAGCTCAGTTGAGGTTCAACTTTGCTTTTCTGTATGGGACCCCGGCTTGCATGGTGATGATCTGCTTTTTCCTAATGGCAGCGGAGCTTTTTTCAAGTTGTCCACAGAAGCAAAAAAGGACTACTTTCAGCGTAACGGCGAGGGCTGGAGGGACGCTTGGAACTTTGTAGATACTGCGCTCCGCACAGTAGAAAGCGCAGCAAACATCGGGGACTTTATCCTCGACCGGTCAGCGCCTGTCAAGTTTGGTCCTTTGACCGAGCAAGAGTCTATACCTGACTTCTATCCCTTTTGGTTTGCCTGGGTGAGTTTCACACTAACTCAACCTATACGAAGAAATATTCAAAATCTCAAAAATCTACTATAGGAGGTAATAACATGGCTGAATATAAGCACGGCACTTATGGTGAGTTTTCAGAAAGCATAAGCATGGATGCAGCAAAAGCTTTTACAGCCCCTATTTATGTTGGAATCGCACCGGTCAACCTCATCCGTGGCTATGTAAATGCCGTGAATACACCTGTCAAGCTTACAGACTTCGAATCTGTCAAGCGTTTGATGGGATATTCAAGTAATTGGAATAATTATGACCTATGCGAAGCATTCTTCCTGCATTTCAACAATCCTGCCGGGAATGTTGGTCCCATTGTGGCGATTAACGTCCTTAATCCTGCTGTACACAAAAAAGCGGTGGATACTACGACAACGCTGACCTTCACCAATGGCCGTGCCACTATTGAAAGCGACACAATTATTCTGGATACCTTGGTGTTGGCGGACAAGGTCGAGGGGACCGACTTTTCTATCGAATATGATTTCAGTAAAAAGCTGGTCATAATTGATAGCATTGGCTCAACTGATATCAGCGGGGCTGTGCAGGCTACATTCAGCGAGGTTGATGTAAGCGCGGTAACTGAAAGTAATGTCATAGGAGACGCAACTGCAGCCGGTGTGTATACCGGCCTTGGGTGCGTAAAGCTCGTTTATCCCGAACTGAACATTATTCCGAATCTGATCTTATGTCCCAAATGGAGCAGCACCCCGACAGTTTACAAGGCTATGATCCAGGCTTCAACCGCGATAAATGGGCACTGGGACGCATTTGTTTATGCTGATATACCTATCAGTTCCGGCGGCACCGCTGTGGACACCATTGCACTTGCAAAGACTTGGCAGTCCTCAAACGGCTATATAAACGAGCGGTCTAAGGTGTTTTGGCCACAGGCTAAAGACACGTCAGAACGTGCTTTTCATGCCTCAGTCCTCGCGGCATGGCGTACATTGCTTGTCGATGCTTCGCATAATGGTGTTCCGATGGAAAGCCCTTCAAATAAAAGCCTGCCGATTTGTAGACAGTATTTCGGCGGAAGTAGCACGAACAGGGGATTTGATCAGCAGCAGGGCAATGAACTCAACGCAACAGGAATAACCACCGTTGTGTTTGGGGGAGGGGTATGGGTTCTATGGGGGCCTCATACAGCCGCATATAAGCACGGAAGCGTAACGGACAAGCGTGTCATTTTTGACAACAGTATCCGAATGATGATGTACATCACTAACTGCTTCCAGGCTGAGCACGCACTCAAAATCGACAGCCCCATGACCCGTGCACAGGCAGACACCATAAAGAACCGCGAACAGGAGAAAGCTGACGCGCTGGCGGCTATTGGAGCGTTGATCGGTACGCCGGTCGTAGAATTTAGGGAGTCTGAAAACAGCGTCGATGAAATGGTGGAAGGTAATTTCGTGTGGAGCTTCCGTGCGACACCCACACCGCCGTTTAAATCCGGTTTGCTGCGCGTAGCCTATACACCAGCCGGCTTTAACAGCTTTTTCGGGGAGGTGGAGTAAATGTTCGTTAATATCTGCGGTCCCGTTGTGGCTGATACAGCGTATTGCGAAGGAAAGCTTGTAGCGCGTGATGTGTCACTTTCTTTGCCGGAAGTAAACCCAACGACCGCCGATCTTCCCGTAATGGGTACGCTATCAATGCCCATATGGCAACTCATTGAAAACATGGAGGCTGCCATTACCAAGATAGGAGTAGATCTCGGACTTAGAGCGCTCATTAAGCCAGATATGAAACCGTTGGAGTATCGGTGGGCGCAAACCGTAACTGATGCGAACGGCATAACTAGAAACGCCGGATGTAAAGCGTTTCTTCGCGGCATACCGCTTAAAATTCCTGGCATTGGTATTGAGGTCGGGTCCGCAAGTGAGGGTGAAGTGACATTCTCTTTGACCCGCTACAACCTTTTTGTTGACGGCCAGGAGATGTTCCTAATTGACCGTCTGGCCGGCATAGTACGCATCGACGGCAAAGATTATGCCGGAGATCTAAAATCTATGCTGTAAAGTAAATACAGCTTAAAACTAAAGCCCCGCAGGCTGTTTCTTGCGGGGCTTTGCTGTAAAAAAAGGAGAAATTTTATTATGAGCAAAAATACACTTAAACTGGACAACCCCATAGCCATAAACGGCAAGCAGGTTTCAGAACTGTCCTATGATCCAATGGAGATCACAGCAGTGCAGTTTTCTGAGGCTTGCGCTCGCAGCTCTGCAATCGACAAGACCAAATCTTTCAATTTCAAGTTCAAGGAAAACGACTACGCTCTGCACCTTTACCTCGGGATGATGGCAGTTGTGGCCGTCAATCCGGACATTGATATTTCAGACCTTGAGAGGATCAGAGGCTTTGACGCACTTAAACTTACTGACATAGGCATGCTTTTTACATTGCGGAGGTCGGCGGCAGCCTCCGGGGAAAACAGCTCCGAAGAGCAGCCCGAGAATACGCCAGAGTGTATCACACAAGTGTCGGAGAAATCGGGCGAATGAGGCTTATAGATTTTCTCCGCGATTACGCTGAGGCAGTGGAGGAAGCCAAAGAACAGCAGAAAAAAGCGGCTAGTAAGCCGCAAACGTATAGGCCGAAAATACACAGATAAAGGGGGGCGTACCGCGTGGCAAAGGGCAAAGTTTTAGAAACGGTCATAAACATATCAGGCGAAATCAGCCCCTCTCTGGGCAAATCCCTTGATGAAGTGTCCAATCGCCTCAAGGGTATCAATGTCAAAGGGCTTGCTGTAGGAGCAGCTGTTGGCGGGATTGCAGTGGGTACGGGTGCTGCGGTAATTAAAGCTGGTAAGTATCTTACTCAGCTCGGTACCGATTTTGACGCGGTATCAGATACTATGCGCATCGGCACCGGCGCCACCGGAACTGCTCTAGAGGGCTTGCAAAATGACTTTGATGCAGTATATGCAGGCGTCCCCACCTCTATGGAGGATGCAAGCCAAGCAATTGCTGATTATAATACGCGGCTTGGACTAACCGGGCCACAGCTTCAGAACATATCAAAACAGGCTATCCAGGTCAGCGATATGCTAGGGGATGACCTCAGCAGCGTTATTGAGGGGTCGAGCCAAGCCTTCCAGCAGTGGAATATAGATGCTAACGACATGGGCGGCGCAATGGACTATATCTTCAAGGTAAGTCAGAGCACCGGTATGGGGTTCACTTCTCTCATGGACAATATGCAGCAGTTCGGACCGCAGCTTCAAGAGATGGGCTATTCGTTTGAGTCGGCCAGCGCCCTTATGGGACAGCTGGACAAAGCCGGTGTCAATACTGAGGAGGTCCTCGGCGCTATGAAAAAGAGCGTCGGCGCACTTGCGAAGGAGGGCATGTCGGCAAGCGAAGGCCTGCAGATGTACTATGAGAAGATAAAAAATGCAGGGAGTGCCGCAGAGGCGACCGCCATTGCAAGTGAGGTCTTTGGCGCTCGGGCAGGCTCTACGATGGCATCGGCAATACGGAACGGATCTCTTGCAGTCGAAGATCTAACGGCAGATTTGAAAGAGAACGGTGAGACTATAGCCGGAGCTGCCGACGATACCTACGACTTTGCTGAAAGACTCCAGATGATGAAGCAGAACCTTGAAATAGCCCTCAAACCAATGGCAAATACTATTTTCGATGGACTAAACAAGTTTATGCCGGTACTGCAGGAGCTAATGGAGAGAATTGTGCCAGTCATCAACAATGCGGTAGATGCAGCCATGCCGTTTGTCGATGATTTTCTTATGGGTGCAGCGGATTTACTTAGTGATCTTCTCCCAATGTTGACAGATTTGGCGGATGACTTATTCCCGATTTTTTCAGAGCTCATTGCTAACCTGCTCCCGCCTGTTCTCGACCTCGCTCGGGCTCTGCTGCCGCCGCTTATGCAGATTGTAACTGCAATACTACCACCAATAGCAAGTATTCTTGCTGCTGTTCTACCTATTATCACGCAGATTGCAAACATGGTGCTCCCGGTTCTGGTGAACTTTATTTCGGCGCTACTGCCAGTAATAACACCGCTTTTAATGCTTGCAATGAAACTTGTAAACGATGTCGTTATGCCGCTGCTGCCACCGCTTATGCAGATTGTCAATGCATTACTGCCTGTACTATCCTCTCTGCTTAAAGCGATTATGCCGATTTTGACACCAATCGTCGGTATATTACGACCCATTGCATCGCTTCTAGGTGAGATAGTAGGCTGGATTTCTAAGGTTGTCGGATGGGTAGCCAGTGGAATGGGGTGGGTGGTCGATCTGTTTACAGGCAAAGCCAAAGTTGGTAAATCGCCTGATGGATATGCTGCCGGCGGCTTTACAAACGGCGTATCAATCGCCGGGGAAGACCCGCGCTACCCCACAGAGGCAGTTATCAGCTTTAACCCCGCCTATAGAACACAGAACCTCAGCTATTGGGCTAAGGCTGGTCAGATGCTCGGTGCGGATGCCTCTGACTACACTTTGACTGGCATAGCCTCAGGTGGCGGCGTCAACCTCGGAGGCGTAACATTTGCCCCTGAGATTACTGTGACCGGTAATGCTGACAAGCGGTCGATCATGGAAGCCATTGAAGAGGAATACCCCGAATTTATCGATATGCTCGAGGGATGGCTTGCCAAAAGAAAGGTCGGAGCTTATGCCTAAGAATTATATAACGGTAGAGGGTGACACCTTCGATGGTATCGCCCTCAGATTCTATAACGACGAAAAACAGGCCAGCACCCTCATAGCGGCAAATCCGGATTACTGCGATGTGCTGATTTTCGAGGCCGGGGTAAGTCTCACTATACCAGATGCAGCCACTGTAACGCCCCCTGAGACGCTGCCACCTTGGAGGCGGTCAGAATGATTAAAGTTACATACAAGGGCGTGGACATCACAAAGGACGTCTCGATTAACCGATGCTGGCATGATATGTATGCATCCGGAAGAAGCGACGCACTTCTTGTTAGGTTTATAGACTCCAAAAAGCTATGGGACAAATGGCAGCCCAAGGTGGGTGACGAGATCTCCGTTGAATATGGCTCGATAGGGACAGGCAAGATGTATCTCATCGATGCTGTTCCCAAGAACGGACTGTTCACAATAACAGCGCAGTCTGCCCCTGCATCTGCCTTCGAGGTCAGGAATAAGGCCTGGCAGAAGGTTCGTCTACTGCAGCTCGGCTCAGAGATTGCTGCCAGAAATGGGCTTTCGTTCAAAGCCTACGGTGTGACCGACAGGCTGTATTCCTACATCCTCCAGTCGGAGCCGGACTTTTCGTTCCTGCACAAGCGCTGCGAGCTTGAGGGCTGCGCGTTCCTTGTGTTTGACAGGGTACTGGTTATGTATTCAGAGCCTTACATGGAGCGCATCGAGCCCAAAGAAACGCTATATGTCTCAGCAGACGGAGACTATGAGTATACCGACAACCGTTCTCAGCTATATGGAGCTTGTGAGGTCGAGAGCGGTAAATATTCGGGCTCATTTGACGCTGGGAACGGTGCTAATAGAGTCTTAAGACCAAGCATTGAGGGTAATGTCGGAAGTAATGACGAGGCTCGGCGCTTTGCGGAGAATATGCTCAGAGCGGCAAACAAAATATGCGAGACGGGATATGTCTGGTCGCGCATTTTACCTGGTTATGCCGCCTGCAGCACGCTCAGACTGTCCAACGAGAGGGCCCCCTCCTGGGACGGGACGGTCTTTATTGACCATGTCAGAAACGACTACGCCGAAGGGGAGAGCAAAATCTTCTTTCGGCGGCCACTGGAGGGATATTAAATGGCTCTAGTCTTGAAAGGTAAAATAACGCAGGTCGTTGGGGATTGTGCCATTATTCGCCCATTTGGATTGGGTGCGGCCTTGACTCCGCTACTTCCTGCACAGAAAATCGAGGTCAACATCCCGGCTATATCCGGGGGAGACCATACACATCCGGCACAGACGGTAACGGCAGTACATCCGGCTTTGATAGTTGGCGCTGATGTTATTTTCGTGTTGTTCGAGGATGGCACGGGTTCGATTATCGCAGAAGTGTAGGGGAGGTCTGGCAATATGGGATATACAGCAAAATGGGGGAATAAGGGCTTTATTATATCGCCCTCGAAGGTCGTGGCTCTTGAGAATCTGTCTACAGAATTTAAATTAAAAACCAACAGCGAGAACGACACAAGTGGCACTCCGACCACAAACACCAGAGGGAGAGAGTTGCAGACTATCTCGTTTGAAACCAAATACCTAGCTGCCGCCGGCGTGGATCCCCGAGGCCAGATCGCAGAATGGAATGCCGAACTTGGAAAAACATATCCGCTGTATATAGGCGGCAAGCGCTTCGGACCACCTCAAATGATGCTGACTGGTGTTGATGTGTCCGATATCCAGCTTACTGCAAAAGGCGAGATGATTTCCGTATCTATCTCGGTGACCCTTCAGGAGTACGACGAGAGCAACAGCTCTGCACTTGGGCAAGACGGAAATGCCTCGAGTAATGAAGCGGCCATGTCGGCGACAGCATCGCCGGTTGATAGAGCAAGCAAAAAACCGGGTTAGAGAATGGGGGACCAGAGATGAAAGCAAGCGGGAATGGAACGCCCGAGCAGTGCGTTGACAATCTTCTAAAGACCTTCAGAGGGGAAGTTCCATATGAACGAGTTAAGGGCCTTGATCCCCGAATGATAGATCGTCCCATCGTAGAAAGTGAGCCAGATATACAACAGGATGCAGATTGGCTGCTTTATACATACGAGCCCCGAGTGACCGTAAATGGAATAAACGTATCATCAGCAGGAGGCTCAGGGGAGCTGAACATTACTGCAGATATAAAAGTGAAGTGAGAAGGGAGAGTATCATGGCCGAACCCTTTAATTTTGTAGAGACCGACAGCGCAAAGCTCTATACGGCGATTGTCGGGTCTTTGATGGACAGTGTAAAGGAGCCGCTTTATCCGGGGGATGAGCGCCGAATATTTGGCGAGGCGCTTGTGGCAGTATTTGTGGCTCTCTATTCAGAGTTTAACGACAAGATGAAGCAGAGAACACTTAAGTATGCGAGAGGTGCCGTCCTAGATGCTCTTGGAGAGCGCTACGCTGTCTATAGGGCAGAACCCGCCAAGGCAAAGGCTACTTTCCGCTTTTCTGTTGATTCTGCTCAAACAGGTAACATTATTATTCCGTCGGGTACCAGGATAACCACAGACGGAAGTGTTTACTTTGCGACACCGGAAGCCGCTGTGCTTGCTGCTGGCAGCACTTATGTTGATGTTGTTGGCGTGTGTACAGAGGGGGGCTCTGATTATAACGGGTTTGCTGCTGGGACAATCGCAACATTGGTTGATTTGATACCCTACATAACCAGCGCAAAGAACACGACCATTAGCGCCGGTGGTGATGATGGTGAGCCTTATACTGAGGCTGGTGACGATCGTTTCCGCGAGCGTATCAGGCTATCTCCTGCGACATTGTCCACGGCTGGTCCGGAGAATGCATATCGTTATTTTGCGCTAACCGCTGACCCTAACATTGTCGATGTAGCGATTGACTGCCCAATGGATTCCCCGAATGTTATAAATGTCTATCCTTTGATGAAAGGCGGCACTTTACCAGATGCTGATACTTTGACCAAGGTGACAGCGGCACTATCTGCCAGCGACGTCCGCCCGATGACCGATAAGGTGACTGCAATCGCACCTACACAGGTTGTATACAGCATCGAAATTAAGTATTACTGTACGAAGGATAACGAGGCCGCCACCATCGAAACAATCGAAGGCAGCGGTGGGTCAATACAGCAATATATAGCATGGCAATCGGCGGCTCTGGAAAGGGACATAAACCCCGACCAGCTTCGCCGTTTAATTTTAGCGCCATCTACTGGTACCGGAGCGGTCCGGGTAGAGGTCACCAGCCCTGCTTTTGCAGAGCTGACTAAGGCACAGGTGGCGCAGCTGTCAGGCACCCCAGTAGTCACACATGAAATTATCACTTAATGGGAGGCAGCGGTATGAAGCTTGCAGATCTTGATTTTATCCGACTGCTCCCGCAGTTCATGCGAAACGATGACGCTGTAAAGGGGCTTGCGGTAGGTATTGACTCCGTAGTTCCTGTACTTGCATCAAGTATAGAAAAGCTATCCACATGGGACAGAATTGGCGATCTCACAGGGGCAGAGCTTGATGCACTGGCGTGGGAGCTGAACATACTTTGGTATGATACCGGCGCAAATATAGATATTAAGCGGGAACTGATAAAGAATAGCGACCTCGTTTATAAGCGTCTCGGTACCAAATGGGCGGTCGAAAATGTTATCAAAACCTATTTTGGCGAAGGCTACATAGCAGAGTGGTTCGAATATGAGGGAAGCCCCGGACATTTCAGAGTATATTCCAGCAACCCCTCTTTATCTAACGAAAAACTAAATGAGTTCTTGAACCTGCTATCTAAGGTAAAGAGAGCAACGGCAAAACTTGACGGTATTTATATCACCCTAACTGGAGCGATGCCGCTCTGTGCAGGCGTTGCAATCCACGAAGTAGGCGCGGAAGCGTATACCCTTGGCTCCGCGTCAGATATAACATAGAAAGGAGCCAAGAATAAATGGGAGCATTTACAAATAACGCTATTACTGAAAATGGCCGCCTGTTATTGGCGGATGCACAGACGGGCGGCGAGTTCGTTGCAACTAAAATTGTTATGGGATCCGGCTATATTCCCGCCGGAAAAACAGCCCGCACGATGACAGATGTTGTATCGCCTGTGAAAAACCTCACTATAAACAAAATTGAACGCACCAATGATGGCAAGGTCATTATTGGTGGTGCATTTTCCAACGAGGATATTACCACAGAATTTTATTTCCGCGAGCTGGCACTGTATGCTCAATGCGTGTGGCGTGATAGCGGTGGCAACATCACTAAAACAGGTGAGGAAAAGCTATATTCCTACGGAAATGCAGGCGCTGCAGCTGACCTTATCCCTGCTTACAGCACAAGCACAGTCGTAGAAAAGCAGATTGACCTTGTGACCTATGTTGGCAACGATACTACGGTCAATCTTACCATTGAGAGTGGTATGTACCTAACGGTCGATGGAGATGGAAAAGATCTCACCGTTACGTTTGCGGAGGCTTCGACCCGAGAGAACATAACCGTCGGCGAAAAGCTATCAACAATATTTGGCAAGATTGCAAAGTGGTTTGCCGATCTGAAAACTGTTGCTTTCACAGGCTCTTATACCGACCTATCCAATAAGCCCGAAAGTTTCCCGCCATCCTCACACACTCATTCTGCGGACAACATCAACAGCGGAGTATTTCCAATTGCCCGTGGCGGCACAGGCGCTAGCACAGCGGCAGGGGCGAGGACAAACCTCGATGCGGCGCAGCCATATCACGGCACCGCAACACTCGCCCTTGCAAGCTGGAGCGGCTCTGCTGCGCCTTATACATACACGCTGCCTGTTACGGGTATTACGGCAGATGATAACCCGTACATAGCTGTTGTGCACTCCTCAGATGAGGCGGCAAATGACACCTTAGACGAGGCGTGGACAAAAGCAAAAATCCGCGCATACACGACGGCGGGAGCAATCAACATCGTTGCCCGTGGGGACAAGCCTACAGTGGCGATACCGATATTTTGGAGGGGGTCGAGGTAATGGGAGAGGCGATAGTACAGATGGTGGGCGGCGGAAAACAAAATTTTGCTTATGGGGAACAAAACGGAGATGAGACAACCACATTTACCGTATCTGGACTACCTTTTAAGCCAACGGGATGTTCGATTCAGGGAAGCGGTGCGTCTGAGTGGTTTTGGATGAACACGAGGAACGAACTCTATCATCAAGTAATGTACCAAAACGAAGCGCATATAACCCCTACGATTAGTTATACAAGTGATGGCTTTGTTTTGTCTAACAGTAATTGGTCTTTCCCTAACAATATAGCTTTCCACTGGAGAGCATGGAAAGAGGAATAAACGAGGTGAAATCATGTACATAGAAGCAAGCGGAATGCAATATCCTTGCACGGGATACAGCGCCAGAGGCGGCGATATCCGGTTGACGCTACCGGACAAGCCTACGCTTACGGGCGTGGTGACGCTCTGCGCCGACGATGGCTTTGAGCTATGCGCGATAAACTGCGGAGACTTCGCCCGGCAGGTGTGGAGCGGTGAGACTCTGACGCTGACTAATGAGCCAGAGCCGGAACCGCAGCCGGAGCCGGAGCCAGCACCCGACACAATCACAACGGACGACCTGGCCGAACAGGTGTTTGACCTTGAGGTCAGAACTACAATGCTTGAACAGGGGGTGAAGTAGATGGCATACAGGCTTGCAAAGTATCTTATCAGCATCGGACGCATAGACAGAATGGCAGACAAGCTCGGAGCGCTGATGCTCGGCGGCAGCATCACTGAGCAGCAGTACACAGAGCTCGTTGGGCTCCTGCCCACCGAAGCTTAACAGACGAAACATAACAGCGTGTTGAGGCGCTCCACCTGACCGTGGGGCGCTTTTGCATGCATAGGAGGGTGCAAATGATTATTACAATATCCCCGAAAGCGGTTGACTTTTGGGACAACACAGGAAAACTTTCTGCGAGCAGAATAAAAAAAGCGGGTAACTATGACCTTGTATTTAACGCGAGCTATTTTAACATGGGCGATTTTACGGCTTGCTACGCCACAAAATGCAACGGCAAAGTGCTATCAAATGTTATTTACCCTGCTTCAACATACGGATACGGGTGGAACGATGGCGAGATTCCCCGCGTAATGAAAGCCGCTGATGCTTTGAACGACCCGAAAATAAACAACTTTCTTTCTGCTGTGTGGGCGGTGCTTGATGGCAAACCTTATACACTTGATATGCCGACAACAACTGATCCTGCCGTTATGCGTACTTACATGGGTATGAAAGCCAACAAAGACATGGTAATCGGCTGCGAGGT